CGACCGCGGTCGAGCCCGACCCGGGGCCGATCCTGCCGCCGCGCTACGACTACGAGGACCCCGACCCGCCGACCATGCCGATGGCCAAGCTGATCCCGTACTCCGAGCAGCTGCTCCGCGAGGGCGAGCTGAAGGCGGAGGCGAGGCTGAGGGAAAGCATGGGACGTGGCCCGATCTATCCGCTGTCCCGGTATCGCAGCAACCGGCAGCAACCACAGCACGGCCTGAGCCGACCGAACGCCCTGCGGCCGGTCGAGGCAACCGCAGAGGACACCCCGCCCGGCGCACCGAGCCAGCGCATCGGCGACCGGCGGGTCGTCCACCCGGAGCACGACAACTAGACAGGGCCCCGGCGGACCGCATGCGGCGCCGGGTGTCGAAGGCCCCGTCAGAGTGGCGGGGCCGGTGAGGGGTCCCGTTCCAATCCGGGGGGACGGGGCCCCTCGCTCCAACCGGGAGGACGCCATGGAGATCGTCGTCGTTGCCGTGGTCGCGCTTGCCATGCTGGCGCTGGTGGTGTGGGCCTACGCGGCGCCGGGCCGTTGCCGATGCCACATGCACCGGAGGGAAAGGCTGAAGCGATGACCGAGACCCCAGAGCACCGGCCCATGCGGAGGATCTTGCGGTTTCTCTGGCGGCAGATCTACCCGATGGGCGTCGGTGAACTCCTGTTCTGGGGTCTCGCCTTCGCGATGGCGCTCGAGCGGTTCTAACGCCGCCAGGTGCAGGACTCGCCCGCACTGCGCCGCGACACCAGCACCGTCTCGGCCCGGTCGTAGACCTGGACCGGCCGGAAGCCCGGCGCCCAGAACCCGGACGCGGCCATGCAGATCTGCGTCGCCGGGGTCTTCGCGTCGAGGTCGGCGACGAGATCGGTGTGGACGATGAACGCGATGCCGTTCCAGGACACGTCGGTGACGTGGCGGCCGTAACTCGCCTGCGCCCAGCTGCTCCAGTAGGCGTCCCAGGCGGCCCGGTCGAACCCTGACGGCGTGGTGGCCGGCCGCGGGGTGGTCGCCACAGGGGTCGTTGCGGCCGCTGTAGTGGTCGTGGGCGAGAGTTGGCTGGTCGTAGCGGGCGTTGGTGCTGCGGCCCCGACCTCCTGCTCGACCGGCGTAGGGGTGTTGTAGGCGGCCCAGACGAGCGCCGCGACGGGCAGGCCGCACGCGACGACGAAGGCGGACACAGCGATGCACGTGATGATCAGGGCCTTGCGCGCGGACGGGCTCATGCCGGCAAGGGTACGACCGGCGCGCCACCCGGGGGTATCATCTTGATCGTGGACACCATCCGCGCAGCCGTGACCGCCCGCCGCCTCGCCGCCGATCTGTCGCAGGCCGCGGCCGACGCTGCCGAGCTCGCCGACGAGGCCGTGTGGCGGGCGACCCGTGACGAGTCGGCCGAGGCCGTGGCGCGGGCGCTCGGGGTATCGATCGCGGCGGTACGCAAGGCGATCCAGCAGCACAACCGGCGCCAGGAAGGCCGGCCCGCGAGTGCCGAAACGGACAGGCGGATTCGGGCCAAGGCGACACGGGCCGCATAGCAGGCTGTCCGATTCGTTCCCGCCGGGCGTCGTTATGTCCGTTCATTGTGTGGCGTGGGTCACACGTGTCCGATACCCCCCGGTATCTACGTCAGCCGTTCGGCCGGATCCCGTTGCCCAGTCGTACGTGGGTGTCCGGCTTGTCCCCGTCCACTATGGACATATGGACGTCGGTCCATTGATTTTCTGTCCGGCCCCGGCGTGTTTGCCCCATTCGTTACCCCAGAATGTCCGTTCCCGCCGAGACCCCTATAAGTAGGGGGACAAGTGCGCAGGCCAGTAGGGCTTGCGTGTGGCGGTACCCCGGGGTATCATGGGGTTCACACAGCCGCACCTTGACAACTCCATGCGCACGACCGCCCGAGGCAGACGACACCGCGCGATGCGCGACCGGCGCCCGGGCCAAGGACTTCCCCAACGGGCGTGTAGGCAGCCTGAACGACCACCGAGGCGTAAGGCCAGCGGCGGGGGTAGCACCCGCAGAGTCCACGCGAGGGGATCCGCCCCGGATTCCCTACGAAAGGAGGACCCATGGATCGGAGTGTTGCGCGCGAGATCGCCAAGTACGGCATCGACGTCGGCGACGCGGTTGTTGTCCAGTCCGGCATGTATGCCGGCCAGCGAGGAGTTGTGGCTCGGGTCACTCGGGCCGCAGGCTTCGTTGCGGCGATCGTGAAGCTCGACGTAGGCATCACCACTGGTGCCGGACTCGACGACCTACTCAGGGCGTGAAGGTGCGGTGAAGGTTGAGCAGGAACCACCCAGACCGGCGGCTCCTGTTCTTCCTCCTCCGCATCGGGAGGAGAAGGGGTAGGCCCCGAGATGGCTGACGACACTGAAGAGAAGGTCAACGACCTGTTGGCGCGCGCCGTCGGATACATGAGTCGCGTCGTTACCGCCACGAAGGAAGATCAGGAACGCCTAGCATTCGCCCAGGATCAGGTCTTGGCGGCACTGGCCGAGCTACGGAAGCCACCGCCGCGACGCGACCCAACATACGGCTGGCGCACCGACGAACGCGCCTGATCCTGACACCTCCGGTGGGGCTCGGAGCGATCCGAGCCCACGCCGTGGCCGTCAGGCCGCAAGCAAAGCAGCGAGCAGGCATCTCCCCAGACGCGTTCATCCGCGGCGCTCGCACCCCGCACCCCATCCGAGGGTGCCTGGTGGAGGGAGACCACCATGTTTGAGATCCCGTTCCCCGAGTGGACGGAAGCGTTCGTTGCCGCCGAGGCGGAGGGACGCGAGGCCGAGCTGTTCGCAGCGGTTCTCGGCGTCGAGCCCTACGTCCGGCCCGAGTGGGCATGCATCGGCAGCGCCCACTCGCTCGCCCGGGAAGAGGTTCCCGGCGAGGCGCGGTACGTACCGTTGTGGGCCGCATGGCCCGTGCTGTGCGAGGCGTGCGCCGTCCGCTACGGAGCACGGTGAACGGACAGGGTGAGACCGGAACCGGCCGGCCCGTCCTGGGAGTCAAGGCCCAGGCACCCGCGAGCGAGAGCCCCTACTCGCCAACTCCGAGGGGTAGAGACAGGAACCGCGACCTGCGACATGGGCGCGGCGGGCACACCGGGATCCCCACGACACCGGAGGCTGAACGCCCGGCCACAGCCACACAGAGGCCGGGCACCTAAGACCTTCAGCGCCCAGTGTCATCTCCCCTGCCGCCTTCACTGGCGCGGGCGCACCCCGCACCCCATCCGAGGGTGCCAGTGGGAGGGAGACCCACATGTTCCAGTACTTGCGCAGTCTTACTGCGTTCCAGCGAACCCGCTTCTCGACGACGCTCATCATGGTCGTGGCGGCGTTCGTGTCCTACGGCCACCAGCGCGCGTTGCTGGCGGACTGGGGCGTTGACCGGGTGGCTCAGTACGCGGTTCCGTTGACCGTCGACCTGCTTGCCATCACCTGCAACATCGCTCTGCACATTCCTGACGTGGCCCGCCGCGGCTTCTGGACCTCCCTGGTGGTTCTGGTGGCAGCGGTGGCGGTGTCCGGCTCGGCGAACTTCATCGCCGGTGGGACGCTCGGAGCGAAGTGCTCGAACCTGTGGACCGTCGTGGCGTACCTCCTCTCGGAGTTCGTCACCTCGGCGGTCAAGGCGAAGGCCCGGGCGAAGGACCCGGTGCGGGTGGCGGCGGGCAAGAAGGCGGCACGGACCCGGACCACTACCCGCAAGACCCCCACCCGCAAGCCGCGGGCGCCCAAGCTGCCGGACACGGCCGCCGAGGCGAACAGGATGCTCGAAGTTGCAGGGGTGGCGCCGGTTTCCCCGGCGGTAGCGCAGTAAGTGCTAGGTGGACCCAGCAGTCCCTCTAGCTGCTCGGTACGGTGACAGAGGAGGGGCCACGTCTAGAGGGCGTGGCCCCTTCTTTGTGCCCAGACAACAAACGACGGCCCCGGTCCGAAGACCGGGGCCGTTCGTGTTCTCGGTGCCTTACTCGATCTCGCCCCGCCCTATCGCGCGGATGAGCGCGTCCCACTCGTCGGCGGTAACCCGTAGGACCTTCTGCGGCCGAAGGGACGACCGGAGCAGCACATCCTCGCGCCGGTGGTCGTGGGCGACCTCAAGGCAGGCACCCGAGCCGCATCTGACCCGGCGCCAGGTGATCACGTGTAGTCGCCGTTCACGATGCGCCCACCGGAGCCGGGCCGCACATTCACCTCGGACGTCGCCGTGGTCGGCAGCGGGCCCCGGTCGACGTTGACCGTCGTCACCGTGTCGGGCGTCGGTGGGTACGCCGTCATCGGCTGCCCGCCGCTGGGAATTGCCCAAACCAGGCCGAGGGCGGCGAAGAACGCGATGCCGATGACGGCCCACTCCGGCGCTGTGACCGAGGCGTCCGACGCGGCGGTGGCGTATGCCCCGAGGGCGGCGATGATGGCCCCGGTGATCGCCTTGGCGTAACGGTCGAACATGGGTTTCCTCCTACCGTCGGCGCGGTGTCGGCCCGGCATCATTGCCGCGTTGGTGCTCCGCCCGGGCCGGTCGCCCGCCCGGGCCGGCATGCCAATGCAAATGTTCGGCCATCTTCGCTTCGATGCCCTCGACGCGGTCCATCAGCGACGGCCGGCCCGGGCTGCCTAGGGTCTGGTCCAGTAGACGGTTGACCTTGCGCAGCAGATGCCACATACGTCGGATGCCTCTCGTCACGAGAAACAGCACACCGGCCACAGCGAGGATCGCGGAGCACACGATGCCGACGGCGGCCCAGTTCTCGACTGACACGGGGGGTCCCCACTTCAGCGGGTCGTGCTACCCACACCGGGGTCCAGGGTGCGGGGGTTATGCTCAGATGCGGTCGGCGATGAACGCGATGGCCATGGCGCACAGGCCGGCGGCGACGAGGTTGATCCGGCTGACGGGGACGAAGGCGGCGATGCCGAACAGGATCGCGGCAATGAGAAGGAAGATGACGGCGATGCTCATGGCGTCTCCTATCGGGTGACGAACGCAATGATGGCGATGGCGAGGCCGGCCGCGCCGATGAGGTAGCCGAACAGTGCCGAGGCGCCCGCCCGCGAGGAACCCTTCAGGTCGTCGATCTTCTCGGCCAACGCGGCGATGCGCTGCTCGGCTTCAGCGCGTGGCATGAAGGTGGCGGCCTGGTCGGCGAGCTGGCCGCGGAACTCGTTCACTGACTCGAAGCGTTTCTCGGCCGCAATCTCGGCCTTGACGACCGCCTTCTCTGAGGCGATCATCGCGATCTGAACGGCCTTGTCCTGCGCCTTGATGTCCGCGGTGAACCGGCGGTCCATTTCGTCGAGCAGCGCCCGGAAGTGTTCCGGCCACGTCGGGCCGTCGGGCCGATTAGGTGTCGTCACCGTCGCGCTCGGGATCAGCGCGGAGCTCATCGGCCACCGCGTCAGCGATCGCCTTGACGTCGACAGTCCCGCCACCCTCGCCACAGTCGATGGCGTCGACCGCCGTCTGCAGGGCAACCAGCGCCGTCTTGATGTCGAGGAGGTATTTGTTTGCGGCGAACGGCAGGTCGCCCATCATCACGTTGTTCGGGTTGGGCTGGTCGGGGCTGTGCCACACCAGTTTCCATACCGCCGCGGCGATCTCTTCGGGAGTAGCCATGTCTTCTCCTGTGATCGTGGCCAGTAGCAGTCGCATGAGTTCGGGGTCGTTCGCGGAGTCGTTCCACAGGCCGACGTGCAGGTGCCACAGGTGCGAGTCGTCCGAACTCGACGGGTGACCTTCGTACCAGCCGACGACGTTCTGCCCGTCGAAGGTGCCGAACCATTCGGCAACGCCCGGCGCCTGACCGGAGCGCACGAGCGCATCCATGCGGTGCGATGCGTCGTAAAGCGTCTGGCCCTGGATGCCGACGTCACACGCCCGGTACCAGTCCTGGCCGCCGACGTGGTCACGCGTTGAGGTGGTGCCGTATGAACGGTCGGTGCAGTAGACGGACTGGCGGTCCCAGTTCGCCGAGCGGTGCCGGCCGTAGAGGTGATTGTTGTCGCCCGGCGCGCCGACCTGCGACGCGTCCATGCCGTAGAACTCGCGCAGCGGCTCGATCAGCAGCGCGGTCAGGTTGTCGGGAACGAACTGCTCGAGCCACACGTCTTCGGATTCCAACTGCACATAGCTCGGCACGGCGACCTCCTACAGCGGGAAGGCGAGCACGTCGAACGCGGCCGCGCCGATCACCTGGGCCGAGCGGTTGGCGACGATGACCGTGCAACCGGTTGGCGTCTTGGTGCCGGCCTTGACGCTGGCCGTGAGAAGGCCGACGAACGCGGCCGCGCAGGTAGGCGGCGCCACGTCGACTGCGAAGTCACTGGGAATCGGCACCGCCCAGGTGACGTCGACCTCCTGCGTCCCGACGGCGATGCTGGTGAGGTTGAACTCGGCGTGGCGGGCCTCGCGCTGGAACGCGGCGGCTTGGATGCGTTTCTCGAGGCGGTTGATCTGCCGGTTGACGAACTGGATGAGACGGCGGATGTCCTCGGCGACGATCATCCTTGGCACGTGCGCCTCCTACGCGGTGGTGAAGAGGACGTTCCAGATGATCCGGTCACCGGCGGCCCAGGTGAACGGCGTCGTAGCCGCCACCTGTGTGGCGGAGGTGATGAAGTTCAGCTTCGTCGCCGCGCTGCGCATGGCGCAGGTGCACGAGTAGTAGGAGGTCCCGGAGTCGTGTAGGAAGCCCGAGCCGGTGACGAGGTCGGGCAGGTTCGCCGTGAACGGCGAGCTCATGTACCACTCACCCGTGCCGGCGTTGGATGTCGACCCGAAGATGAACGAACCGCGGTACTCGACGATCTTGCCCAGGCGACGGTACTCGCCGGAGATGGTGCCGTTGCCGACCGCCGGGGAGCCACCGGCCGCGGTGAAGACGGGCGTGAACGACGTCCAGGCGGTGGTGAGGGCGGTGTCGATGTCAGACAGCGTCTGCATGTCGACGCCGCGCACCTTCGCGCCGGCGGCGAAGGTCGGTACGGTGCCGGTCCAGTCACCCACGTCAGAGCCCCGCAATCAGAGGGTCGGCGACCTCGATGAGCGTTCCGGCGGCGTGTGACTTCACGACGCCGTTGACACTCCTCGCTGAGACGGTCATGGTCTGGAACCCGGCGGCGAGCGCGGCGACGGCGGAGCGGGAGATGGCCGCGGCGCCGCCGGTGACGGTGAACGACGCATCGGACACCACTGCCGGCGTTGTGTCGATGCGGTATCCCCACGTGATGCCCTGGTCGTCGCCGGTGGTGGTGTCGGGTTCGCCGATCTCGGTGAAGCCCGTCGGCGATGTGACCGAGGTCCAGTCGTCCTGCTTCCAGCCGAACGCCAGCACCACCTGTCCGGGGTACGGCTTGAGCGACAGCGCCGGCACGGCCACGTTCTGCGCCGACGCGTTGAGTTGCGTGTTCGCGGGCGCCAACACTATGTCGGCCAGGTCGGGCAGGCTGATGGGCATGCTGCGGAAGGCGCACATCTGGGCCGACGTGTCGGCGTTGGCCACGCCACTGTTGAACGTCACCGTGGGGTCCGATTCGGTTCCGGAGTGGACCTTGGCGAACACCTGCGCGTTGTCGGTCGAGCCGAAGATCGGTAGCCGGGTGTAGCCGGTCGGTGCGACCGGCGTGCCGGTGCCGGAGTTGCGGATCGCGGCGAAGATGATCAGCAGGTCGTTCGCGGCCACGCCAGCGGGCAGGGACGGGGTGACGCTGGCGTTGTTGGCATGCGCCACGGTGCCGGCGGCGACGAACGTGGCCGGGGTCGTGGCGATACCCGACACGGTGGCAAGCTCGCCGCCGAGCCTGACGTCCAGCGGGAAATCGCTGTCGATCAAGGCGGCGGCGTTGAGCGTCCACACCAGTCCGGCCGAGTCGGTGAAACTTCTGGTGCCCATGGCCTGGGCGAAGTTCGGGTTGGCGACCACGGTGCCGTCGATGCTGGAGCGGACCTGCGCCGCGTGGATGGTGCCCGACAGCACGAAGTTTCCGGCGTCGATCGAGCCGACCTCGAGGACGGCGGAGCTTGAGAAGATCGACGTGTTGCCGGCGGTCGTCACGGCTGCGCCGAGTTGGACCCACGGGCCGTCGATCGTCGGCGCCGTATAGAACGTGGCCGTCTTGTTCGCGCCGTTCACAACGTCGAGCGTCGCCCGGACAGCCAGGCGCCCACCGGGGCCCGGGGTCGGCAACGTCGCGCAGTCCAGTTCCAGGTCGGTCGAGCCGTCGTTCGACCAGAACATGGCCAGTTGGCCGACGTTGTTGACGCCCAGGCCGTACGACTTCTGGTTACCGGCTGTCGTGTACTTGGCCACCAGCGTGCGGAACACGCCCGTGTTCCAGTTGGCGAGCGTCACGTCGGCCCGCAGGTCGACGTCACCGGTGATGTCCAGTACGCCCGTGTCCGGCGTGGACGCATAGCTGCCGGTGACCCCGGCCAGGACCAGGCCGGCGTAGATCGTCCAGCGGAACGCGTTCGGGTCGAACGCGATGGACGTGTCCGTCGAGGTGATGGCCGCACGGATCGCCGCGTTGTCGTCCCCGGCCAGTCGGCCGAGGTCGTCACCCGCGTCACCGACTCCGGCCAGCAGGCCGATCTGCCACGGGTCGTAGGGTTCGGCGTTGAGCTGCACCGCCCAGCCACGGTGCCGGATCGTCTCGGTGTAGCCCTCGATCTCCAGCCGGACGTCTTCGGGTGGGTGTTCGACGAGGGCGTTGGTGCGGTCGATCCGGTCGCCGATGTCGGCCAGCAGCCAGTCGCCCAGCATGCCGAAGTCGACCGGCGGCGCCGCGCCGTGCGCGTCGCGCGACCGGGCGCCGATGACGAGCCGGAGCAGCAGCGGCCAGGGCAGGTCGGACTTGGTCGCCATCGTGGCCTAGTTGAGGATCAGTGCGGCGAACTCGTTGACGACGATCAGGTTCGAGCCGCTGGACGTGCCCCACGTCGCCGACACACCCACCGCGCGTTCGATGGTGGTGTCGAAGCTCGCCACGGTCCGCAGGGCGGCGGTGATGGGGATGGGGAACACCGAGTAGGCGGTGAGCGAGGTGCCCTGCTTGAGGTGGCCCTGCCCGACGATCGTGCCGGCCGTGCCGACGGCGGTGACGATGCCTTCCCACTCCATCTCCCACGGGAACGCGGCTGCGCCCGACGGCGTGACGATCACCGAGGACACCGCGATGTCACCGGTGATGGCCAGCGCGCGGGTGCCGAACCAGAACCCGAACGTCAGGTTGGGTGTGCCGGTGGTGCCGTAGTGCCCGCGCGCGCGCAGCAGCAGCTTCGAGCCCTGCCGCAGTTTGCCGGCGGGAATGACCGAGACGGGCAGCGGGTCGACGGACTTCTTGGTGGTGAAGGTGTCGAACTGTCCGCCGGCTGCGGTGGGGAACGGGCCGACCGGTTCGCACAGGTAGATGTCCACTGCTTAGGGCCCCTTAGTCATCTAGGTTGGCTGCCAGGTCGAGCGGGATCGTCTGGTACCGCAGGCCCTCGAAGGTGCCCTCGTGGACGCGCCACTGGGCCTCGTGGAGGAGTCGCGAGTCGTTCTCGACGTTCACCGTCGCGGAGTCGTCGTAGCGGCCGCGCTTGGCGATGTGGACGGGATCGCTGGCCGTCGCCGACGAGCCGCTTTCTCGGGTGATCGTCCACTCGTTGCGCATCCGCGCGTCGTTGCGGACCGGCGTCAGCACATCGGCCTGTGTACCGGCCGTGGTGCGGTAGGTGGACAGGTCCACCGTGATGACCGGTTCCAGGTTGATGCGCTGCGACGAGGCCCGGTAGTCCAGGCCCCAGCCGAAGTCCTCCACCAACATGCCGTGGTCGATTTCTTCGGTGTCCTGCAGCACGCCCACGATGTCGGCAACCGGCTGCGGACCGCATTCGTTCGAAACGGTCGCGGTCCCCGAATAGGGGATACCTTCCTCGCTGCAATTGCGATCAATGCGATCATGGGCCAATTCGCCGGCAAACCCCAGGGCCCCATCTGCAGTGTTCACAACACCTGGCGGATCGGCGTCGACCCATACGGCGATGTCGGTATATACCACCGACGAACTGGGGTCGCTCGCTTCGTAGTGGGTTAGACGCACCACGCTGAGGTTGAAACTGGTGAGGGTGTATCCCGCCAGCGTGCCGGAGCCGAAAGCCACGCCGTCCAGGTAGCCGACCGCGGCGATGTCTGCGCCGGTCTGCGTAAGGTCGATCCGGATGTGGTGCGGCACTGTCTCATCGAACCCGGCGATAGCACCGCTGCTCGCGGTGAAGACGGTGGCGCCGCCGCCGAACGCGGCATACAAGACCGGCGCGATCGTCCCGGCGATGTTGTCGAAGTCGAGCTGCATGATCCAGCACTGGGTGCGCGTCGAGGTGAGCGTGGCGTTGGTGTGCCTGTCGAGGATGCCGAAGCTCGTTACCTGCCCCTCGGGGGAGGCGTCGGCCGTGCCGAAGTTGACCAACAGCGTGGCATCGAGCACCAGCCGACTACTTGGCGCCAGCGCGGTGTTGTACGTCGCTTCCGCGACGACGATTTCGGGGGCCCCATCGAGTTCCAGACCAGTACCGAGCCAGGAGGGAAGTTGGGCCGATCCGGGGTTGACGGTGCCGCCGTTCCACAGGCTCGCCTGGAACGGTCCGCCGATGCCTTCGGTAAGAACGCCGGCCACGGACAGCGGGCCGTCATCGAGCGCCCAGTACGAGTAGGGCTCTGTGGCCTGGATACGGCGGCGCAGACCCGACTTCACCACCGCGCCCTGGCTGATCCGCCGCAGCACACCGGCCGATGTCACCTTGACTGCCGAGATGTTCTTCCCGCCCGTACCGGGCACCATCACGGCCTCGATGTCGGCCACGAACCCCGCGTGCCTGACGTAGGGCGGCGTCGTGCCCACGTCGGTCACAGACACCCGGATCGGCACCCCGAGGTCCCACTCCGGGTAGTAGTTCGACGTCGCCAGGAAAGGCGTCAGCGCCCCGTCGGTGTTGTCCAGCCACAACGTGCAGGACCCGGCCGAGGCGGTCTTCTGGTTCTGGCCCCGACCCCGGCGGATCTGGATCGGCTGGCGCAGCAGCCGATCGGAGAAGTTCGTCGGCGCCGGCCAGTCCTGCGGGAAGTCGGTCGGGTCCGCGCCCAGGTACACCTCGACGATGATGTTCAGGTCGGCCGAGCCTGGGAACGTCACGTCGTCCCCAGCGCGAAGTCCACGTTCCCGCCGTAGGTGGTGCGCACGGCCTCGCGGATGTGGTTGATGACCGTCTGCACCAGCGGGTCGTCGCTGCGCACCTCGACCGGCGAGGGCCGTGGCGCTGCGGCCGGCGACGCAGCGGCGCCGGGCTGGATCGCCCCCAGGGTCACCTGTGCAGCCATGGCGGCCGAGTCCTCGATGCCCTTGACGTAGCCGGCGATGGAGTCCTTGCCGACTTCGGCGAACACCTTCGACGGCGAGCCGATGCCCAGCCCGCGCTTCACTCCGGCCACAGCCGAGGCGAACCCGTCGCGCAGCGTCCCGATGAGGTTGCCGATCATCGAGCGGATGCCGTTGATGGCGCCCATGACGATGCTCTGCCCGATCGAGTACATCTGGCTGGCCAGGTTCGACCCGAAAGCCACCAGCTGCCCGGGCAGCGCCGACAGCGCGCCGATGACCTGGCCGGGCAGGGAGCGCACGAAGTCGAGGAAGCGCGTAAAGCCCGAGATGGCCGTGTTCTTGGTGTCCTCGACACCGGAGGTGAACAGCGCCTTGACGTTGCTCCACAGGATGCTCACCAGCGCGCCAATGTTGCCGGGCAGGTCGATGAAGAACTTGATGATGGTGCCGATGCCGAACCCGACCGCGAACGCGAACTGGTTGAACGCCTCCTTGGCCAGGTTGGACAGTTGCTCCGGCAGGCCGGACAGGAACGCCCCGATCTTCCCGGGCAGTTCGGAAAAGAACGTGCCGATCGCCTGCACACCGGTGGAGAACGCGCCGGTGATCCGGGACCAGATGCCGGCGACGTCCAGGCCCTGCAGGAAGGTCAGCGCCGCCGTGAACTCGTCGAGCGTGATTATCAGCAGTGCGATGCCGCCGACGGACGTCTTCGCGAAGAGGACGAGCAGGTCGGTCAGTGGCGGGATGAGCGGCAGCAGCGCCGTGGTCAGCCGGATCATCGACTCGACCAGCGGCGGCAGCAGCGGCGCCCACTCGTGCAGCGACGGGATGATGGCCGAGATGAGTTCTGCGGCCAGCTTGCCGAGTTCGGGCGCCAGCGGCGCGACGGCCTGGACGATCTCGGCCAGCGCTTGGCCCAGCGGGGCCAGGTTCGGGGTGAGTTGCGGAATCAACGCGCCGATGGCCTCGAGCACCGGGATGAGCACCGGCGTCAACGCCTGGGTGAGGATGCCCAGCAGCGGCAGGAACGCCGCCACGAGCCCGCCCAGGGCCGGCGCCAGCTGGTCCAGGGACGCGCCCAGGATCGGCGTGATCTCGGTCAGGGACGACTTGATGGCCGGAATGACGGGCTGGAAGGCGTTGGTCAACGCGATGGCGATGGTGTCCTTGAAGGTCGAGAAGACACCCTTCAGCGTCTCCGCCTGCTTGGCCATCGCCCCGGCCGCGCCGGGAAACTCCGCCATGCCGGCGAGCAGCGCGTTGATGCCCGTCTTGGCGTCGACGCCGCCGGCGGTGATGAGCTCAAGCGTGTCGGCCACAGACAGTCCGAGTTGGCCGGCGATCGCCGCGTTGGCGTTGAAGCCCGGCAGGGCCTCGGCCAGCTGGAGGATCTCCTCTTGCGAGACCTTGCCTTTCGACGCCATCTGGCCCAGCGCCCGGACGACCGAGTCGATGTTCTCCTGCGTGCCGCCCAGCACCGAGACGAGGTCACCGATGACGGTGAGAGTCGGGATGACCTGCTCCCGCGCGATCCCCACCGACGTCCCGAAGGCGAGGATGCGCCGGGATGCGTCGGCCACACCGGCGAACTCGAACGGCGTCCGCGCGGCGAAGTCCTGCAACTCGCCCAGGAACTTCTTGGCGTCCTGCGCGTTGCCGACCAGCGCCTCGAGGCCGATGCTCGTCTGTTCCAGTGCCGCGGCGGACTTCAGCCCGAACCCCGTCAGCGCGGCGAGGCCGGCCGCGGCCCCGGCCACGCCGACGACGAGGCCCGTCTTGAGCAGCGTGCCGATCTTCGTGATCGCGCCCGTCAGCGCCGTCGACATGGAGTTGCCGAACGTGTGGCCGGCGCGCGTGCCGGCCTGGCTCACGACCGGGTCGATGGTGCGGAGTTCCCCCGCGAGTTCGGCCCGCAGCTTGGCGGAGAAGCCCTTCAGCGACGGGATGATCGAGACGAATGCACTGCCGACCTCCGCCGCCACCGCTCACCCCCCAGCCATCTGTCCGGTCCGGTAGCGCTGGAGGACTGCCTTGACTTCGTCCGGGTCGCGCTCGGTCTTGCCGTAGCGCAGCCCGCCCGGCTTCGCCAGCGGCGAGATGGGCTTGGGTCGGCGGGTGCCCTTCTGGCCGTCCTTGGACCGCTGCCAGTTCGCCACCGCCAGCCGGTCGGCGACGATGGCGAGCAGGTGCTGATCCAGCGTCCAGTCGTCACCCGACAGCCGGCGGTGCAACAGAGTGCCCGGCGTGAGGGCGAGGGCTTCGATCAGGATCCGAAGCCGCCGCCACGTCAGGCGCAGCGTGCCGAGGTCGCGCAGATCTATCTGGCGGAACGCGAGGTCCGCTTCGACCGCCTCGCCGTGTTCGCGGAGGAACGCGACGAGGCCGGAGATTCCCCCGGCTCCAGGCCCTGGAACCGCTGCCAGGCGGCGATCAAGTCCCGCATGCGGCCGGTGGTGATGGGCTCGGCGATGAACCGGTCGAACTGGTCCTCGCCCATGATGAGCCGCATCGACTCCTCGACGGTGGCGTTCTCCAGGTCGAGCTGGTCGCGGAACTGCATCGCGTACATGAGCGGCATTTCCCAGATCTCGCCGCGCCATTTGAACTTGAACGGCGGGGAGTTCTCGGCCTCGACCTCGAGCGCGTCGAGGTCGTAGTCGTACTGGTCGGACATGCGCGGATCTCCTTGCGCGGGCGCGGACGGTCAGGCCCGCCAGCCCACGTCCGCGCGGCGCGGGCTGGCGGGTGTTGGCCGGGCGGACCCAAGGCGATCGGGAATCCTTGGTCGCGAAAATGTCCGCCCCGGGGCTCAAGATCACGAATACCCGAAATTGGTATCGTCGGAAAATTTGGTCAGCACCACGTTGTTCGAGTCGGGGTAGCAGGTGATCGTGACGTCGTAGCCGATCGCCTCGCCGTTGGCGTAGACGATGTCGCCGCGCTCGGTCACCTCGCCGGTGGGCACGTAGATCCGCAGGTGCTTCGACCCGTCGATCACGTCGAGCACGAACGCGCGCGGGTCCGATGCTGGCGCCTTGACGTCCATCTTCCACTGGCCGGAGCTGACAACCGCGGTGACGGACGTCTTGTGGAACAGCTCGAGCACGTCGCCCTTGTGCTCGATCAGGGTCATCTGCAGTGTGGCCTTGGACGAGGTGGTGTTGCTGCGCACGATCGTGGCGTTCTGCCACGCGACGATGTCCTCGATCGTGTCGTCGTAGGACTCGGTGACGCCGTCCTCGGACACGTAGCCCATGCCGAGGAATCCGGCGTTCAACGCCGAGACTGAAGTGGTCGGGGCCGCGGTCCCCACGGGGCCTACACTCAGCTCCCCAGTCACGCCCACGCGCACAGCGGCTGCGAGCAAACTCATGCGTTCCTACCTTCCGTGCGAATGGGTTGGTGAACAGCCGGCCGTGCGCGGAAAGCCGGGGGTCTAGTGAGCGATCGCGTCGTCGGCGCGTAGGTCGAACTGGTACGTCGCCCAGCTGCGGAATGCACCGGCCTCAAGGTCGTCCAGGGGGCGCGGGGACAGGAACTCGTCCACCCGGTAGACCATGATGCCGAGCGTCGACGTGCCGGCAAGCGCGTGCAGCGTGGCCCGCACCTGCAAGGCGAGGGTCTGCGCGGCGGGTTCGCTGGTGGACCAGGTGAACACGTCGAGACGTTCCCGGGTGCGCACCGGGCGCAGGTCCGTACCGCCGGCGTGGCGGATCTGGATGAACGTGTCCGGGCGGGGAAGTTGGACGCGGGTCACCACGGTGGTCGGGGTGTAGGTGGTGGCGAGGTGGTCACGCACGAGGTCGATCAGGTCGGGGTAGGCCATCAGCCGGCCGCCCCGATCGCTGAGCCGAGAATCCGGTGGTCGGCCTCAAGTCCAAGCGCGGCCGGATGCCTAGCGATGACCGCGACGCGGGCCCGGTCGGAGTCGGAGCCTTCCTGCAACACCTCGACCTCGACGCGTCCAGTGTGGACCGGCACCGAGTCGAACCCGGACTGCGCCACCAGCGCCACGGCGTGGGCGCGGCGTTCCAGGTCGGCGTCGATCGCGCGGGACTTGGACAGTTCCTTCATGCCGCGCAGGCTCGCGGTGTAGCGGATGAGGCGTGCCACTACCCGCTCACCAACTTGAGCGTCGATTCGGTGTGGTGGTAGCCGGCCGGCGTGTACGTCGGCTCCGGCGGGCCCTCCACCTCGAAGGTGAGCGTGCCGAACGTGATCCGGTCCCGGCCCTGCACGTCGGCGTCGTTGGTGACCATCAGCCACCGTTGCACCAGCGGATCCCGGCCGTCGGTCAGCGGTTCGGTGCGGTCGTCCTGCTGCAGCCACGCCGCCATCGACGTGGACGAGGTGGGCGAGGTGTAGTTGTAGGTCGTGTTTCCGTAGGTGTCCGTGGCGGTGGCCGGGCGGATGCGGGTGATGGTCTGCGGCAGCATCGCCGCCGGGACGCCCATCAGTAGGGCCACCAGCCGACGTAGTAGCCACACCGGAAGAAGTTGCAGGACGCACCACACAGGCGGCCGTCAGTCGAGCGCATGAGCCCGGGCATGAACGGCAGCAGGCGCTGCCACCTCGTCGCGGTGAACCGACCCGAGATCAGTTTCATACCCGCACCTGGACCGTGGTGGCCATCCGCCGGTAGCGCGACAGCGCATCCTTGTCGGCCTCTGTCAGCCGGATCGTCGCCCCGGCTGCGGCGCCGCCGGCGAACTGGCCCAGTTGGTAGGAGTACTGGCCGATGTGCTCCGACGTCATGCCCTCCACCAGCGACGGGGAGAGCAGGGTGCGAAGGACCATGCCGCAGGCCACCGCGATCACGTCGTCGGGGATGGTGTCGTCGCCGTGGTCGTAGGTGATCCGGTACGTGTCCGGGTAGCCGCCCTCAAGCGCGACGGCGAGGTCGGGCAGGTTGATGAACGTGTTGCCGCTGAACTGGGCGATCTCGACGATGTCGATGCCGTCCCAGCCCCAGGAGCCGAGCGGCATGGTGAAGTCGGCGATGCCGCCCCAGCCGATCGCCACCACGGCGCTTACGTCGGTCACCGGCCGTTCTGGCAGTCGGATCCGCATCCCGACCGGGCGGAGCTCCACCTCATCATCGGCCACAGCCGAGAACGTCTGGCGGGTGTAGCCGCGGATGAGCGCCGACGCGTCGGTGAGGTACGCGGTGGCGCGGGTGTCCTCGGTGGCCGTGAGGGAGCGGCCGAGGCGGGCCTCCAGGTCGTCGGTCGTCGCGAGGTCAGCCACGTGCACGCGCCTCCTCGAGGTGTCGGCGCATCGCTGCGGCGTCGGTGTGCTGGAGGTAGGCGTGCCAGAGTGCCGAGTTGGCGTTGAACGCCGACCGCGGCGCGTCCGGGTGCCACAGGGACTGGAACAGTCCCTCGGCGGGCTCGTCGCACCCGTCCGGATAGATGAGCCGCAGCGCACGGTGGAAGGCGAAGTCCTCCGGGCCCCAGCCGACGAACCGCTCGTCCATGCCGCCCAGGTCGTCCCACACGTCGGCGCGCACCGCCGGCAGGGCCTCCCGGCCCATCGCGATATCGCCTTCGGCGGGGCCGACGTCGAACGGGTCCTCGCCGTCGATGAGGCGGTCGGTCTGGATGGTGGTGAACCGCCGCTGGCCCTCGAAGACGGCGGTCCACGGCACGCCCGAGGCGAGCAGCTTCTCGATCCGCTCGAGCGAAGCCATGCTCAGCGGGAGGGCATCGGTGTTGTAGACGAGGAGGTACTCGGCGTCAGTCCGGGCGCGGGCCCGGTTCGCGGCGCGGGCGTAGCTGAACAGTCCGATCAGCCCGTCGTCGGCGTAGATCGGTTCGACACCCTGCCGGCGCCACAGGGCCGCGGTGGTGGCCTGGATGTCGACCCGCTCGGGCGTGTCCGGCCGGTACGGGATGAGGACGGCGAGACTCACCGGGTCCAGTCCATCCGGTCGCCGAGGCGGGGCATGTCCGCGGCGCCGTAGTAGGCCGCCCGCGTCTCGTCCTGCGGCACGGCCTTGATCCGGTCCACGATCGGCAGCGTGTCCAGCAGGATGTGTTCCCCGGCCCGGACTGCCCGGCCGTAGACGTCGCGGACCTCGTCGACGTCGGGGTAGATCGAGAACGTCGTCTGGGCGACGATCGGGCCTGTGTCGATCCCGACGTCCACCTCATGCAGCGTCACCCCGGCGACGCTCTCGCCGTTGAACAGCGCCCAGTTGACGGGCCGCATACCGCGGTACTCGGGCAGCTTGCCCAGGTGCAGGTTCAGCACCCGGGCCGGGCCTTCGATGAGGTCCCGGCCGATGATCCGGTCGTACATCACCGACAGGATCAGGTCCACGTCGAGGCCGATCAGGGCCCGCCAGTCGCCGGACGTGTCCAGGTCGATCTGCGGGTAGAACCGCCGCACGAACCGGCTGAGGCTGCGGTCCCATGCCGGCTCGGCGTGGTTCACCACGACCCGGCGGATGTCGAACCGGGCGACGGTGCAGGCGTGCAGAGCGGCTATGCCCAGGTGCCCGCGGCCCAGAATGGCGACCGAGGTCACGCCCGCACCTCGCGGTTGGCGAGGTATTCCCCCATCGCGTCGCGGCCGCGCTTGGCAACCTCGACGATCTCTTGGCAAAGTTCTGTGTTGCGTTGGAAGTGGTCGCGGGGCGCCTGCGGGTGCCAGAGCGCGTACATGACGCCCTCGCCGACGTCGGAACCCTCTGGGTACATGGTCCGCAGCACCGTCCGGAACGCCACGTCCTCAGGTCCCCAGCCGACGAACCGTTCGTCGAACCCGCCGATCGCGTCCCACACATCGGGGCGGACGGCGACAATGGCCCAGTTGTGGTCGAACGTGGGGCCGAGGACGAGGTGCGCCGGATCGCCCCCGCTCTCAACGATGATCCGCGTCGACCAGGGCTGGACAGCCATCCACTGCGAGTAGACCCACATCCACGGGGCCACGCTCATAGTGGTGCGGATCCGGTCCCAGACCTCGGGTGTGGGCAGGAGCTGGTCGGCGCCGTGAACCAGCAGGATGTCGCCGGTGGCCATGGCCCGGCAGCGGTTCATGCCGCGGGCGATGCTGAACGTCTGCGACGGGTCGTCCGTGTCGGTGGTGGTGCACAACTCGACGTCAGGGGCGAGGGCTTCCCACTGCGGACGCAGGTAGTTCCACAGCTTGATGCGTTGCGGGTCCTGCGACCGGAACGGGATCAGGGCCGAGATCTTCACCGGGCACCGACCAGCGCGCCGAGCCGTTCCGCCTCCGCTATCCAGCTCGCCTCGTCCTGCTCACGCATCCGCTCGTGCTCCCCGGCCCGGGCCAGCGCCCGTTTCCGCGCGGCGGCGTAAGCACGTGGCAAAGCCAGGGTGCTCAGCGCGCGGACGTAGCCGTCGACGTCCTGCCAGTCGACGTAGATCCCGGCGGCGCCCAGGTTCTCCATCAGCCCAGGAGTGGGCGAGCAGATCACCGGAATCCCGGCCGCGGTCGCCTCGGTGGCGGCCCGGCCCCAGGACTCATAGCTGGACGGCATGAGCAGGACCCGGGTCCGGGCGTAGACGTCGGCTGCCATGCGGTCGGACGGAACGTGGCCGATAACCTCTACGTTGGGCAGGTCGCCCTCGTGCTGGACGCCGTACGAGCCGGTGACGCCGAGGAAGCGGGTCTTGGGCATGCGCTCGGCGAGCGCCCAGAAGGTCTCGCCGCCTTTGCTCAACCCCGCACCCGGACCACTGGCCGCGAGGCGCTTGAGGTTGACCAGCGTCACGTGGGTGCGTGGTCCGTCGACCGCGTAGTCCTCGCGGTGGACGAGCGGGCGGATGATGATCGTGCGGGGTTGGGGTAGGCCCTGGTGGGCGTGCCAGGCGGCGAGGTCGTCGGCCATCCACCGGCCGTTCACCACCACCAGGTCGGCCCGGGCGCCGTATAGGTGCAGCGAGGTCTTGGACGCCTCGAACGTGTTGTGATGCACCAGCACCGTCGGGACGTCATTGAGGTGGCCGAGGAACGCAGCCGGCTGGGTGTTTTCCAGGTGGCCGATCAGCAGATTGGCCGGCAGGTGTTTGGCGTGGTGGGCTTTCGGGCCCTGCCGGGGCCAGACCTTCACGCCGTCGTGTTCGTAGGGCTCGCCGTCCTGCATGGACAGCGAGGCGTGTACATCGTGGCCCGCCCGCGCGAGCGCGGAGAGCATGCCGTGAAGCATGGTCTCCGCGCCCGCGTTACGAACCGGGACGTACTGGTGAGCGAGTGCCAGTACCTTCATGCGCGCGGATCTCCCGGTCAGGAGTAGGTGTAGCCCGCCGGCCGCAGGACGAACCACGGCCACCGGGTGGTGGACTCGGTGGGCGCCACGCCGGCCGCGCCGGCGGTGTCGGTGTTGAGCCGGTTGCCCGGGTTGGCGACCTCCCACGCCACGCGCAACGTGAGACGGATCGCGGCCGAGTCCTGCTGCATCAGGTTGTGGATGACCACGCCGGATCCGTCGGAGATCACGCCCTCGGTGAAGACCTCGAACGTGATGTCCTTGCGGATGCCGACGATGGCCTGCGACCAGTCGCCACCGATCAGCGTGGACTCGGTGGCGTTCCAGGCGCCGTTCTTCAGCGACCGCAGCGGCAGCCCGTACAGGTTGCCCACGCCCGCGTTCTGCAGGTTGGGCTGGTAGATCGGAACGCCGTCGCTGGACCGGATCTGGACCAGCCGCCAGCCCATGCCCGGCTTGGAGACGAAGCCGTTCATGTCGTAGCCGTCGGCGGCGAGCAGCTCGCCGCCGCGGGCCACACCCACGGCCAGGTCCACGCCGTAGCCCTCGTGGACGTAGTTGCCGGCCAGGATGGCGCGGTGGTAGATGTCCGGCCCCCACGTGGCGGGCTTGCTGCCGGAGATGTTGAAGATGATCGCCTCGTCGATCAGCGCGCCGGCCGCCTCGACGAGCCGCGGCCGGACCTGGTCCCAGATCGGCGTGTTCGCGTCGTCGATGTAGTTCAGCGGCACGGGGACGATGACCGCGATCTCCTCGGCGGTCAGCGTCTTGTTGCGCCACTGCTGCAGCGCCGTCTGCTTGAGGCCGGTGTCACCGGAGACGAAGTAGGCGCTCGGCAGGGCCGACAGGACGGCCATGCGCTCGGTCAGCGCCGACATGGTGACCCGCTGCGTTTCGGGCACGAGCCCGAACACGACCGACTGGGCCGGCAGGTCCTGCAGGATCTGGTTGCTGAGCGGTTCCGGAACGAGCGGGTCAGATCCGCTCGAACGCCGGACGACGCCCGCGTTGTAGGTGGCCACGGGGCCTCTCTTTCTTGGTGGGGAGCCCCGTAGCTCGGGGCGGGTCTATCGGCGGCGGGCCTTGTCGCGGATGAACGCGTCGGCGTCGAACGTCGAGGAGTGAACGTCCGCGGCCGGGAGAGCACCGGGGCGTAGGTCGGCAACCGCGCGGACGTTGGTCGCCGGCGGTTTGGGGACGAGTTTGAGCAGTTCCTTGGCGTCGGCTTCGAGTTCGGCTTCGGTGCTGCCGCGTAGCCGGCTGGCGAGTTCGACCGGCAGACCGGCCTTGGCCGCCACGTCGCGGCGCAGCAGTTCGGCGCGGGCCTCGTCGCGTTCCTTCTCGGCCGTGGCGCGGGCGTCGGCGAGTTTCTGCGCCTCCGTCTTCTGGCCCTCCTCGAGGGCGGCCAGCTTCTTGGCGTCGGACTCGTGTTTGCGGGCCAGTGCCTTCCACTTGTCGGCCTCGGCCTGCCAGTTCTTTCCGCCGGCCGGGACTTCGGTTGTGCCTTCGGTGCCGTCTTCGTTTTCTTCCTGGGTGCCTGTCGGCTCGGTCATGCGGTAACTCCCATGTCGGGCGTTCGGTGAACTGCCCACCTGTCGGCGGGCATGGAAAAACCCCGGAGCATGTCGCTTCCGGGGCTGTCCGCGCGTGCGCGCGGAGGTCTAGATGGGGCCGACGAACGCGAAGTCGGGGAACGCTGCCCCGTCCTTCGACAGCCAGCGCAGGCCGTGGTCGCCCTCGACGGGCTGGCGGTGGTCCAGATCGTTGTCGAAGATCGCGGTAGGGATGCCGGCGGGGAAGGCCGAGCAGGACGGACCGTCAAGGCCGGTGGTCAGGAACGACCGGTAACGGGCGCATACCCCGCACTGGGACGGACGACGGGAGGTCACGGGGTGGCGCCGAACAACTCGTCGAGCGCTTCGCCGGTGGCTTCCATCTCGGGTACGTGCAGGTTGTAGTCGCTGCCGTCCTTGCGGTCCTCCGGCGTCGGCCCGTCGAGTCCGGCCGCGAGTTGCTCGGCTGTCCATGCCCTCGCGACTCGCGCGGTGGCCAGTGATCGGCTGCGCCGAACGTCGGGAGGATCGAGCCTGACCGCCACGCCAACCATCATAGATCAAGGACGCCATTCCAGTGGTTCTTCAACATCAACCACTTACCGGCCCAAATCGCATCCTTGCCACCCTGTCCGGGCGCTCGGCCGAACCGGGCGATATCCAGCGTCCGTGCTGGCGCGCGCCCCGCCTCGACGTCGCGGATGTATGCGTCGAGTTCGCGGACCTGCGCGGCGGTGAGCCCTTTGGGTGTGCGCTTGAGCGCGGCATCGAGCAGCGGGCGGGCGCGGTCCAAGAACTCCGTAGCGGCTGCCGCGTCTTCAAACTCGAAGCCCTTGGTCGCCCACGCGTAGCCGCCGACGTCTTCATTGGCCGTGAGTTCGACGCGTTTGATTCCGGATCGGCGGTACCACTCGAAGAGGTTCTGGTTGAACTCTTCGGCGAACCCGGATCCCTGCGTGCCGCGCGTGAGATGCAGATACGAGTGCTGAGCGACGAGGTCACCCGTCGCCCGGTCGCGACCGACTGTCCGATAGAACGTGCCGACCTTACGGCCGTTCTTCATGAGGTCGCCGCTTATCCCAATGAACCCAGTTGAGAAGGACGCGCCGCCTTCCTTTTTTAGGCGCACAGTGATGCCGTTAAAGTCCCCATCGACAACCTGGCGGATCGCGCTCTCTACGGCAGCAAAGCGCAGTTGCCGCTCGTCCTCCGGCAACACGCGCCAGTCGTAGTCAGCCAGGCGCATGATCTCGCCGGCAGTCGGGGCCTCGCGGCTGGGTACGGCCGTCTTGACCGGCTTCGTCGCTACCGCCGTCACCTTCGCCTTGGTCAACTGCATCGTCGACCCGTCCGGCAGTGTCAGCGTCGATCCGCGTGTCAACACCACGACCTGGGCGCCCTTGGGGATTTCCCCGGCCACCGCCTCCATCGTGGCCGGGTCGAACTTGACCTTCGCCCCGGCCTTGGAGATCGGCTTGACCTTCGCCTTCGTCCCCGCCCGCGTCAGGGCCGTACGGAGCTTCGCCGCGTCGCCCGATTCGACCGCTACCCGCAGCGCGTCGACAATGGCCGGGTCAGCACCGGCGAAGACCTGCTCCGGCTTGACCAGCTTCGGGTCGAGGCGCTGCAGGATCGTCGCCTTCGACGCGCCCTTCGAGATCAGTTCGTCCACCTCAGCCAGCAGGCGTGCGGTGCCGGTGGACGACTCGATGAGCCGGTTGCGTTCCCGGGCCGCGTCGCGGATGGCCTTCTGCTGCAGGGCCTTGATCTCGTCCGGGGTGGACTGGACGAGGCGGACCAGTTCCGCCTTCGTCGCCTTGGCGGGGATGGGAATCTGGCGCTCGGCTGCCATGGTGCGCAGGTCGGCGACCTTTAGCTTCGACAGGTTGGGCTTGACCGCCGTCGCAACGATGGCCTGCGGCTCCGGCAACAACTCCAGGGTGATCTTACGTACATCGCCCGGACGGGTGGGGCGAAGGATGTCAACAACCCGCAGCCGGCGGCCGCGACCCAAAAGGACCTCAAGCTCGTCAACGTGCGCCACCGCGCCGTGCGTGCCCTTGGGTGCCAATATCTCGAACGTGACCGGCGTTCTACCGCCCGTTGGATCCTTACCCCTGCGCCAGTTGATGATGGCGTAGGCGTTCTGACTGTCTGTCGTTGTGGACAGGAACCCATCCTCGCGTGTAATCGCGCCGGGCTGGAGTTTCCTCAGATCGGCCGATCGCATCAGGGCGCCGCGATACAGGATCGTGTCGGCGGCCAGTTCGCTAGCGGCGATCGCAGAGTCAAGTTCGGCCGCGACCTGATCCAGGTCGACGGTCTCGCGACCGACCTGAACCGTTCCCAAAGGAGGAGTCCGGCCCTCGCGCAGCGCGGTATTCAGGGGGTCGGCAACCCTGCTCAGGACATAGCGGTCGAGTGCCTGACTCTCGGCCTCCGTGAGGCCCGGCCGGACTTCGAACTCGCCCCGCCGAATCGCGGTGAGCGGACTCTCGAACCCTTCCGGCAGCGGCTCGCCCCTATGGACGACCGCACCGTCGGGGCCGTCGAATGGGCGGTCCCTGAAGTCGCCAGTCGGCCTGCGCGGAATGTCGGCCTCGCCCAGCGCCACCTGGCCTTGGGTCGGGCCCAACTCGACATCGCCGATCGTCGACCCAGCGCGGGCCTTGACCACGCGTGGGGTCGGTGCGCTCGGCCCTTCCTCCAGCGCCCGTACGATGTCGGCCTTCAGCGCCTTCGGTGGGAGGGTGACGCCGCGTTCCTTGGCCAGAGCACGCAGGTCGGCGACGGTCATCTTCGACAACGCGACCGGGGCCGCCTTGGCCGGGAACGTCCCGAACGACGGTGTGATCCGCCCGCCGGCCCGGAAGTACTCGGCCTCGAGCAGGTCGAAGATCTCCCGCGCCGCCGGCGAGGCGGCCTGACCGCGCAGCATCACATCCATGAACGCCTCGGCGACGAGTTCCTTGGGGTGCGTCGTGGCGTAGACCGAGATGTCGCGGGCGATCAGTTCGTCGGGGCCGATGCCCTCACGGGCGGCATGGCGGGCAATAACTCCCAGCGTCGCGCCACGCTTGCCGAGGTCGTTGATGTCAACGATGTGACCGAACTCGTGGAGCGCAACGGCCAGCGTGGTCCCGCCACCGCGCGCGCCCCACCCATTAACGCCCTGCGCCCAGCCTTCAATGTCCCGGGCGATGCCCTGCTGCAGACCGGGCCGGTTGGGAATGGTGGCCCAGCGCTCATTGAACTCGATATCGATCCCGCCGGCTTCGGCGTAGTGGTCGCCGGCCATCTGCCCGAACCGAACCCGCTGCAGCGCCGAGTCGGGAAAGCGCTCCATGCCCCGCAGCACACCCTCGGCGTATTCCTTCGCCGTCTGCAGTGACGTGCCGGCGGGGATAACAACGTCAAGGTCGCGGCCAGTGATGCGTCTTGCCTCGGCCGTCCATGCCTGCTCGAGCCCGCTCAGCGTCTTCTTGGAGTCCAGTGCCGACCGGACCACCACGCCCGGCGTCGGAACCGGCGGGCCGGGGATCGGCGACGGCGCGGCCTTCGCGGCGGCCATGCCGAGGCGTTCCCGCTCGACCGGGGAAACGTTCTCTTCCCAATGCTGGCGCCACGCGCGGGCCGCGCCCCCGCCCCGCTTACCGGCGGTGACGTTCCTCCACTGCCGCTGCAGCAGACGGACCTCAGGTGGCTCCGTCTCATGCTTGTACATGGGCTCGGCCCAGCAGTTGCAGTGGTCATGGAACGCCAGGCCGTCCTTCGCCTGGGTGGCGGACTTGCGGGTCTCGTAGACGGCACCGCGGGAGGCGAGCATGGCGCAGAAGCCGCAGGAGCGCCCCGCCAGCCGACGGCGCCAGCCGATGACGCCCTTACCGGCGTTCAGCGTCTGCTCGAACGTGTCCCGGTCGCCGGCCATGACGAGCCGCTGCGACGATCCGGCCATCTGCGTCGCCATGGACCGGATGGCCTGTTCCTCGTCCTGTCCGGCCCGCATGGCGGTCTGAAACGCCACCGGGCCGGTCACCCGCAGGGAGGTGCGGGCGCGTTCCATGTTCAGCGACGCCGGGACCGGGGTCAGGTCGACGCCGTTCATGGCGGCGTGCTTTTGCAGGAACTGGGTAGACGAGAGGCGGGCCTGCGCGTGGCCGGCCTGGATGCGGGCCAGCAGACCGTCGACCACGCCGAAGTACCACGTCGAGATGGTCGCCGGATCCGCCCCCATCGCCACTGAGGCGACGACCGAGGTGGTCGCACCGGCGATGGTGGCTAGGTCACGCTGGTGCTGGAGCGCGAGCCGTTCGGCCGTTTGGAGCGGCATTCGGCGGCGCCCCCTGTCCAGTCGGCGCCATCGGCATCTGCGGCTGGCCGTTCGGCGACACGATGCCGGCGTCCATGCCGACCTCTTGCTTGGCCAACTTCTCCCAGATGTCCAGGTCCTGTTGCGTCACGCCCGGGATCCGGCCCCACAGCGCCTGCGGCGGAATCGCCAGCATCGTCGCGAGTTTGCCCAGCGCGTCGGCGACCTGCGCCAGCGACCGGGACTCGGTGTCCCGCCACACCACCTGCGCGGACGTGTCGTCCCAGCCGGCCGAGTCGCCGGACGCCTTCGACGCCAGCCGGAGCATCTGCTCCACCGACTCACCGAAGGACGTCTTCTGCTCGCCCGTCTTGCGCTGCTGCGCCGCCTCGAGCGCGGCCAGGGCCTCGGCCGACAGGTTCGACACCCCGTCGGAGACGAGCAGGGCGTGCGGGGCCAGCTGCGCCTTCGCCGAGATGATCCGCAGCGTCGACTGGCGCGAGTCGAGATAGCCCTTCAGTTCGGTCTCGCCGAACTCGCCGAACTTCGTGTCCACGCTCTCGGCCTGGAACACCCGGTCCACGCCGGCGTTGAACGGCTCCCGGTCGGCCCCGTTGGCGTCCTGCTCGATCGTCATGCCGGTCACCCAGCGCTGCCGGAACGCCTGGAACTGTTGCGCGATCAACAGGCCATACGTCGTGTTGTCCAGCTGGTCCTGCATTTCGATCAGCGGCTCGACCTCGCCCACCGCGCCGTCGTCCAGGTCGGCGCCGGCGTTGACGAACCGCACCACCGGAGTCACGCCCAGGCCGTGCGCGCCGGACTCGTCCGGGACGTAGACCATGGTGGCCGACTTGTCCGCCGGCTTGATGAAGTAGTACACCCACTCGTCGTCATACAGCCGCAGCCGCGTCACGTCCTTGCGGGTGGCCGCGTCGTAGCCCTGCGACACGCACACGGCGTACACGGGCCACTCGTCCGACGTCGGATCCTCGTACACCGCGGTCAGGTGCCGCGGCGAGTACGGCTCGATCAGGGCCCCGGTCGGGTCGCCCTTCTCCTTCAGCACCGTCGCATAGGACAGGCCGTAGGTCAGCGCCGCCCGGTAGATCAGCGACTGGCGCTGGTCCATCCGGTTGTCCTGCCACAACTCCCACGCCTTGGCGTTCTTCGCCTGCTTCGCCGGCCGGTAGCCCTCGACGAACAGGTTCTCGGCGAACGTCGACACCACCAACGGCATCACGTTCACCTTGCACATGTTCACCAGCTGCCGGTATTCGCGGGTCGTCTTACGCGGCGAGTACACCATGCACGTCTCGCCGAGCATGTAGCCGCGGATCCGGTCCAGCCGGCGCATCTCCCGGTCCCGGCACTTCATCAGGCCGTCGAGCACTTCGCGGGCGTCATCCTCCGAGAGAGGCACTGCTCACCAGCCCCTCACCCGTCCGGCCTTCTTGCCGACCTGCTGACTACGCCTGGCCCACGCTTCCGACGCCAAGACGAGGCGCCGGACCATCCGCGCCCCGATGGCGCACACCGCGAGGTCGATCTTCTTCGGTGAGTTCTTGGCTTCCTTGGTGATGGAGACGCCGTACTTGTTCGGCGCCTTCCTCGCGTTGAGGATGTGCCGCGCCAGGCGGCTGTCCCCGTCGTGCGGCAAGTCCCGGCCCGCGATGTCGATGGCCGCGCGCATGCACGCCTCGGTGAACTCCTGCACGCGCGAGCGCATGTCCCACGCGACCGGATGCCGCTTTCGCCCCGGGACCGCGTCGACCAGGAGGCGCTCGCCGAACTCAGCGCCCCACGTGTCGATGTACGACTCGAACTCGCGCACGTCGGCGAAGAAGGCCATGACGTTCTCGCGAACGGCGAACGTCGCCCGCACCTGCCGGTCCACGTCGGCCCGGTCGACTTCCCAGCCCTCGCCCGCAGGTCCGTAGGGACGCTCCCAGGCGTCGATCACGAAGACGTGACCGTCCTCGACGCGGCAGCCGACGAGGCCGGTGGAGTCGTTGGACTTTGAGCCGTCGAAGAACAGCACGATCGGGTCGCTGTCGGCCACCACGATCTCCGGGTGGGCGTTGGCTTCCCACTCCGGGTGGGTGGTCCAAGCGTCGCGCGCCGCGGTGGGCTGGTTGAAGAAGTACCGACGCGAGTCCTCGACGTCCTTCTCGACGTTCCAGAACTCGTTCTCGACGATTCCCTCGAGGTCCAGCACCTCGGCGAACGGGCCGTAGACCTCCTGCAGCGCCGAGACCATCTCGCCCATGTCGGTCAGGTCGACCTCGGCCGGCGCCTCGCGGTGGTCGAACAACAGCCGCGTCGCCCGCGTCTTGCCTTCGGCGATCAACTTCGCGCGGGTGTGCGTCATCTCGGCCACCGACTCGTCGCCGGGTTGGTACATGGTCGTCGTCTGCAGCGCCCACGGCTCGGCCGCCTTGCGCTTGCGGCAGTTCCGGTCGACGGTCGTGTACATCCGCCGCAGTTCAGGCGACGAGTACAGGTGCGTCTCGTCGAAGACGGTGAACGACTCCTTGCCGCCGTCCTTCGACGAGCTCGACGCCGTCGAGGGCCGGATTTCGCCGCCGCCGGGGATGAACACCCGCGTCAGACCGGCCGTACCCTTCGGCAGACCGTCCCCGAGCGGTCCCTCGGTCAGGTTGAAGTAGACGTTGTCGTACGTGTTGCCCGCTTGGGCCTCTTCCGTCGCCAGACACCGGATGAACGGATAGGTGACGACCTTGCCCATCGGCTCGCCGGCCTCGTAGCGGTGGACGAAGTCGCGCCAGCGAAAGATCTCGCCGCCCTCGGCCCAACCGTCAAACCGGGCCGGTCCGAACGCCTCGAATAGGGCGATGAACGCGGCCAACTCGCTCTTGGAGCGCCCCTTGGCCCGCGAGATCACCGCCGAGTCGTACAACTTCCGCCCGTATGGGCGCAGGGCGTAGCAGTCGACGATGAACCCGCCGAACTCGCCGTCCAACTCGACCAGCTGGCCCTGGACGTCGCCCGGGCCGTGAACGCAGAAGTGCTCGACCCAGTCCCAGGCCAGATGACCTAGCGACCGGTCCCGGTCGTGCTCCGGAGCGTGGATGAGCTCACGAGGCATCTTGCATCCGCTTGCGCCTACGCGACGCCACCTCGTCCTGGGCGGCGTCGGGCTGACGTTCCGCCTCGGCCTCGGCCAACTTGATCCGCGCCCGAAGCCGGTCGACATGCGTCGCGCCGAGCAGGGACTCGTTGAGGCGGATCTCGGCCATCAACGCGCGGTCCCACGTGGCGAAGTACCGCTCAACTAGCGGCGCGAGCATATGCAGCCGCTGCCAGTCGGTGACCGTGAAAGCCTGCGCCTGCGGTGCGGAGGTCCACGTGGCGTACCAGCCCTCGACCTTGGGGCTGTAACCCTTCGGTAGTGGCGGCGCGACCGCCTTGCCGTCAGCCGTGACGGTCACCTGCAGGCCCTCGTACTTGTCCGGGTTGCGCCGACGCTTGTTCTCGGCCGGCGGAGGCCCATATCCAGCCACGGTGCTCCTAGAACAGCGCGGGCGCGGCGAGTTGGTCGCGCTTGATCGAGTTACAGAGGAAGTGGGCGCACTGGACGTTCCACGGGGCGTCCACGCCGCCCACTTCCGGCCCTGCGGCCAGCGGCACGATGTGGTCGATGACCGGCGCCTTCGGATCAGGCACCGCGGCGGACCGCTTCACGCGCTTGCCGCACAACTGGCAGACCCAACGGTCGCGGGTGAAGATCTCCGCGCGGGAGTACGGAACCGGAGTCCCGCCGCGCTCAGCGGCTCGGCGGCGGACCTTGTGCGTCGATCTCGAACAGGATCGCGAGCAATACGCCGGCAGGGTGTGGGTCCACATGCAGACGAAACCCTCGCCGCACCTTCGGCACGTGGCGCCAACCCAGATGCGGTTCTTTGGCCGCGTTCCGGCGGCATAACGGGCTACTCGCTCCCGCGCGAGGCGGAAGACGAGCGTTTCGGCTGGCCGAAGCGGACCTGCGGGCACTAGTTGCTTGCGTTGTTCCCGCGCCCGGGCGAAGCGGGCCGACTGAACCGCGTTGGCCGCGGCCGAACTCTTGCGGCGAGCGCAGGGCAGGCACCGCTGGGCGCCGCTGCGGGTCCTGATCTCGACGCCGCAGTCGAGGCAGGGCTTCGTGACCATGTAGCGGTCCTCGTAGCGGACGCCGTCCTGCTCTTTGCGTCGAGTGAGAAACCTGCGAACCCGATCGCGGTCCCATTGGCGCCGGCAATCTGGCTCGCCACACTGCACTCGCCGTGGATTGGCCATGACGGAGGCGCAGTAGGGACAGATATTCACGTTTTTGTCTCCCGGAACGGCGGAAGCCCCGAGCCGGGAGGACTCA